AAAAAGTTTTTGGAATGAGTGCGCGCTCCCGATAGCGTACGAGATCCGCGACTCTCTGAATTCCCTGGCCCCGATCTATGGCGGTAAGTATCTCGATATCGATAAGGAAGACATCGACGCATTAAGAGACGACGAGGACAAGCGAAATAGCAGAACAACGTCACGATATCAGGGCGGAATAATAACGCTTCCAGAAGCACGAGCGGAGTTAGGATATGCGCCACTGGAGCCAGCGGAAAGGGCTTTGCTATACACGGCCCCCGCCGGATCTATGGGACTTGATGATTTTAAAAGCATATCGGTAACGCCAAGTTTTTCAACAGAAGAAAAGGCCAGAGCCCGATCAAGATACACGATTGTTGACAGGAATCGCGCTAAGTTTTTTAAGCATTTTGAAGACGTTACTAAAAAGCAGTTTGAAAAAGAACGAGATAGAATATTAAAAATGATGAAGAACAACACAATGAGCACACTTCCGATATCTTTAACGCGAGTAATCAAAGAGGAATTCATACCGGAATGGGTCAATAACTTGACTGAATTTAATGTACACGTCTTGAACACGATAGGCCAAAGCGAAATGAACGCTTTATATGCCATGAAAAAATCATCTAAGGCGGTTGATCCAAAGAAGTTTGATCCATACTCAGATGCGATTCAAAAAAGGGTGCGCAAAACAGTAGCCGATAAGGTTGTAGGAATAAATGATCGAACCCGTCGCCTTATAAAAAAGAGAATTGATGAAGGAATAGAGGAAGGATTCTCCATCGACGAGATTGCGGAGAACATTGACGAACTCTATTTGGATCAAATAATTCCAAACCGCTCCAAGGTCATAGCCCAGACGGAAACCATTTCGACTGTTAACTTTGGAAGTCAAGAAGTGGCAAAACAAAGCGGTCTTAAGGCGAAAAAGTTTTGGATATCGACGATGGACGGCAAGACAAGAGGCTACAGCGACATGGATGAGTTCGATCACTTGCACATGAACGGCGTTGAAACGGACGTAGACGAACCGTATAAGGAAATTCGTAGCGGTCAGATGTTGATGTACCCAGGCGACAGTTCACTTGGAGCCAGTGCTGGTAATGTAATTAATTGCAGATGCACGGAAGGTTACAAGGTTTTAGACTAATGAGGAGGCGTAAGCCATGAAAGATAAAAAACCAGTGGTAGAATTTAAATCATTTAACTTTGAATTCAAAGAATTACAGGAAGACGGAACTTTCACGGGGTACACTTCCATATTTGGGAATATAGATGGTGGTTCGGATCGTGTTTTTAAAGGTTCTTTTCTACGTTCAATCAATGCACGGAATAGCTCCAAGTATGAGGGTTATTTCCCAGTTTTGTTTTCTCATTTATATAAAGATCCGGCGATTGGCAAAGCGAAGTTTGAAGAAGACGACAACGGGCTTTTAACTCACGGGAAACTATTCATCGACGTATGGGACAAGGCGAAAGGAATTTATTACAACATGAAAGAGAAAGTTTCTAATTCAATGTCGTTCATGTACGATATTATAAAATCAGACTTTGAAGAGGTAGACGGGAAACAAGTCCGGAACCTTCGAGAGCTGAAAATATTTGAGACATCAATTCTAAACACAGGTTTTAGTATGAATGAAATGGCGGACATTACAAACGTTAAAGATTTCCTCATTGATCACAAGGAACTAGACTCTCGTTTAAAAAGCATTGAACATAGTTTAGGGATCTTGACCAAAAAAGAAAAGATTGAAAATTTTGATGGAAATATCGAAAAGGAAATGAAAGCACTTCGAGATAGATTCTCAGAACTCGCCTTTACAAAGGGCACTCCTGAAAATCCCGAACTCGCTACGGTTAAAAAAACCATTCAGGACCTTACAAGTCAAATCAAAAATGACTTGAAACTATATTAAAGGAGTCTATACCATGGACGAACTAAAAAAAGTTATTGAAGAGTACGCAAAGCAGTTAACCCAGTATCGCGCGGAAGTTGAAAAAACTTCCAAAGATGGGCAGAACGAAACTGCTGAGGTTAAAGCAATGCATGAAAAGATGGAAAAATCCCTCGAAGCAGTTGAGGAACGCATGGAAAAATTACAGGCATCGGTCAACCGGCCCGAGAGTGCCGGAGAAATGAAAGCCAAGGACGAGAAGGAGTCCAAAGTTCTTCATTCCGCATTTATCAAAACCCTTTCCGGTCGGTTTTCGCTTGACGACGAAGAGAAGGAAGCATTTTCTCAACATCAAAAATCAATGCTTTTGGCCGACGAGACATCATTAGGTTTCCTTGCTCCTACTGAATTTGTCGCTGAGGTTCTACGGGATGTTATAGAAATGAGTCCAATTAGATCTCTTGCGACCGTTCGGACGATCACCGGAAAATCAATTCAACAGCCCAAGATCAATGATGCGGAAACTATTTATTGGTTGGACGAGCAAGCATTACCGACTTCGGAAGATTTCGATTCTGAGCTTTTGTCCTTCCCCGCACATGTTGCAGGTGCGTTGAGGAGCGTTTCTCAGTCGGGACTTGAAGATATTGCCTATCTTGAAGCAGAACTTCGGGCTTCGTTTGCTCGTACTTTTGCCAAGGGAGAGGGCACCGCCTTTATTTCTGGTAGTGGAATTAAACGGCCAGAGGGCATCCTTGAAAATAGCGACGTTTCGGAAACAACTTCATCGGTCACAAATCAGGTAAGCTTTGATGATCTCATTTCGCTAGAGGCTTCAATTAAAGAGCCTTACCTTCCTAATGCAACCTGGTTAATGAATCGAGCAACAAAAGGAAGAATGCGAAAAATCAAAGATACGAACGGTCAATATATTTGGTCCCCTTCCGTAGCCGTTAAGGAAGCCCCAACTATTCTGGGATATCCCGTAGTACTGTGTCCCGATCTTGCTAATGTGGCGACCGCTGCCCAGCCGATTATCTTTGGTGACATTCGAGCCGGATACAAGATCGTTGACCGCGTTGGGATGACGGTTCAAGTGATGTTAGAAAAATATGCTCCTCTTGTTGGATTCCTTGCACGGAAACGACTTGGTGGCCAGGTTCAATTGCCCGAAGCACTGGGGATTCTAACAATCAAATAAGCTGTAGTAAGTTTTAACAATCAAATAAGAGGAGGAATTTAAATGAATGCGAATAATATGAGTAGTCTCGGGTTTGAATACAGCATTTCGCCCGTTACGCTTGGAACCACATTGACGGCAGAAACGTACGAAGGGACCGGAATTGACACCCAGGGATACGAGGCATTAACATTCTTAATCGTCTTGGGTGCGCTAGTAGATGTTACTAGCTATGCGGTCCACCTTGAGGACTCAGCCGACGACGTGACTTATGCCGACGTTGCGTCTGATTACTTCATCGGATCGGACGACATACTTACCGTCGCGACTGCCGACACGCTTAAGCTTCGGAAGGTTGGATACATCGGATCGAAACGATATGTTAGAGCGTATCTAACGGTCACTACGGGAGGGTCTGGTAGCCTTCCGCACACGGTAATTGCGGTTCTTGGGTCTCCAAGACAAGCCCCAGTTGCATCTTCGTAATAGAGTATTTAAATTAGTTAGATCGTTATGGGGTGGACAGAATATAAAATCTGTTCACCCCGTAGCATCTTCCAAAAAGTTGGAAGACAAAATGTTAAGACCGACAAACAATAAATGGAGAGGTGGTTTCAAATGAGTTTAAAAAAGTTTCTTATTTTTCTTTCCGTTTTAATTCCGGTGTCGATCTGTAGTTCTACAGTTCGTGCTGATATATCAGAAGTTGAATATTCTACTTTCACTGGTGATTTTCCTGATGGGGGGAAGTACGAAGTCGCTGAACAACTCATCGGTGGAGCCTCTTGGTTCGGGTTTGGTATACTCCAGGGCAATCTAGTTAGGGTCTTCGTTTCCAGCGGAACGAATGACGGAACTTATACCCCAGCCAATTCAACGCCTACAACCGCCGGATATGTCGGAATCTGGACGGACGGGATAACACAGATACCACAGTATCATTTAGATGTGTGGGGTATTATACGTTCTACCGACGGGGCTTATTTTGCTACATCTCAGGGAAACGTAGGTATTGGGACTACAAATCCGGAAGCGAAGTTTCACGTTGTCGGTTCAAGCGTCATCCTTCCAGAAACGTGGATCGATGGTGTAAACGTTTCCTCGATAACTTACAATGCGGATATTCTTGCAGGTAAAGCAACGGTTTACTTTTCAATTAATCCCGAAGCACAGGTTAAGTCTGGACCTATAACGGTATCATCTTTCACAGTTGAGGGAATGACGACGGTTTCCTCATTTACGGTAACAAATGGTTCCGTTTCAATAAATAATGTTCCTCTATTTTATCCAACCGAATCTCCGGATGTTGTTGGTATGACACTTACTTATAAAGGCGAAAACGAATTGACATGGAAAACCCCAGTTGGCGGTTCTGGTGCTGGAGCAGTGCAAAATTGGTATTTTTACGATAAGTTAAATACGGATGTGGAAAACAGATATGAAACAATGTTGACGACTCCTGTTTACCCGATAACGTACGCTGAACATTCCGTGTCAATGGTTGCATCTGATGGATGGGTTTCCGTGACATCATATTCAATTACAAATGATCAGATGGGTAACGTCACAAGGGTTCCAGCTGGAAATGGTAATGTTCACTATTGCGCTAGGGTAAATTCTTCCGTCGGCAAAACAAAATTCCTTTTCAGGTTTTCTACGTCGGCACTCGACGGTATTACAGATAAAACAGAATGGTATTCGTCCACTGGAACCGAGATAAATAACACTGATAATTTTGCATGTTTTGATGACGGTGGTCTTATTTTTACTGATTTAGATTTGTCTACTTATACGACTATTATATTAGAGGTCTTTGCTAAAACCAATACGGCTCAATCAAAAACTGTTAGGTTTGTGTGTCAGTCGTCAACCTTGACCCCGTACGTTGAAACGCCAATAAATTCCGCTGCTACCGTCAAATCTTTAGATGATACACCAGCAAGTTACACCGGACAATCGGGAAAGGGGTTGAAACTAGATGAAACGGGAACAGAGTGGGAATATGTGGATTTCCTAGAGAATGAAGATTATGCTAGTTTCTCATCGGTAACTGTTTACGGGGTAATTGAAAGCACCACCGGATTTGTTGGAACCATTGCGACATTTACCAACGTAACCGCAACGACTTATTTTGGGGATGGTTCTAATTTGACTGGAATCGGTTCTGCCCCACATTCTACAAGTACCGTATTGAGTGGGCTACGTATATCTACAACTGATGCTAACACAATCATTATTGCAGCGGATGCGATTGATGTTGGTGGTTGTTACACTACAGATTATTCGTCATCGGTAGATATGTCTCTATCAGGATTTGGCGGTAGTTCTATAGGTGACTTACCATCTACTTTTTACAAAATGTATGTGACTGCCAATTCCGATTGTACTGGATTTGGTGTCGTGGTTTCTAGCGGAAATTCAAGGGAACCGTCGAACTATTACGGACACACAAAGTCAAGAAATGTAAGTTGTTTTTATAATGACTCGTCGGCAGACTTGACTCCCTTTGTCCAAGTTAACGATATCGTTAGTATTGTTAAGGGGTACACTATATTGGACACAGGTACGCCAGCAACTTCCGCAACTACAGTTGATATGGTTGTAGTCCCTTCGAGTTCAACAGAAATAAGAATTGCGTTTAAATGTTGTTCTGAATATGGTGGGACAAACAGTTTTTTTTATATTAGAGCTTTGGGAGTCCAATTGAATGACACTGCTCTTGTAGCAGGGGCCCCGTATATGGCGATTGGATCGCAGATAAATGGAGCTACGTACCATTGCGATTGGGGCGACGCAACACTACAGATGAACGGATATAACCAAATATCTTATTACCATAATACAGGATCCCCCGTTGGTGGGAATCTTATAAATATATCATCTTACAGATGGGGGTTATAAAATGAAAACAATCTTAATTGCAATTGCGCTAATTTTAGTTACAAATTTATCTTATGCTTATGTTGTGGTGTGTGATAAGACGACAAATAAAATTATAGAGATAAGTAATTCAAATGTGAGTAGATTTTCACTGGAATATTACTATGTTTTTATGGTAAAAAAGTTTCCTAGTGGAGAGTTGAATCTTTTAAGGGGGGATCCTAAAACCAATACACTGGTTAAAAAATCTCAAGAGGTTGTTGACCTGGAAGCGAATGCAAAAAGAAAGTTAGAAATTAGAACAGAGATTAGAAAATTGACTCAGCAATTTGTAGATGCTATGAATGAATGGTCTATTTTTGAAGGAAGTTTTGACGTATCGATTGAAACGAATACCATAAGTAATAAAGTTATAGAGCTTAAAACAGAATACAACAACTTAGATTAAACATTAGTGAGGGGGCTTTTGAAATGATACAAAACTTACTCGAACTTAGGGAGCTTGGTATTCTTTTATTGATGCTTGGTATAATTTACATTATTACAAAAGACATTCTTGCGCCGTTGATTCGGATGTTTGCAAGACGTCGGGAATCTTTAGTTTCTGAGAATTCCCCGTTTGCTATGGAAAGGCGCTCAGGGTTCGTAGAAATTGATAAGTCGGTTACAAGGATTGAGGATGCAATCAACAAACAGACTCAGGAGTTTCGTGACATATCTTTGGAGCACTCTTTGCACCATAGGCAGTTATTGCAAGATACGAGCAGCATATTGTCAAAGATCAAAATTATTACCTAAACGCATAGGGGGCCTTGTGAAGATATTCATATTGAAGCGAACCCATAAAAGAAAAGACGGTGTTTTTGGTGTTTTTGACGAAGATGGAGAGCCGTTTGCTGTGACAGGGGAACTACCGTGGAAGAATAACGCAATCGGTATATCATGCATTCCACACGGTGAGTACCCTTGCAGAAAATACAATTCTCCAAAATTCGGTTGGATCTGGCAAGTTTGCGACGTGCGAGGAAGGTCAATGATTGAGATTCACTGGGGAAATATCCCGTTAAAAGATTCGGAAGGATGCATTATTGTCGGAGAGAATTTCCATAGTTTCAAAATCAATGGTAGAGAGGGCGATTTTGTAGGTGTCGGCAATAGCCGGACCAGTAAGAATGGCGGGTATAATGAATTCTGGAATCGGACGAAAGACCTTGAAGAGTTTAAATTAATCATAGAGGATTGTATAGCTTGGACTTCTTAAAACGTTTTATGATCAAATTTACATGGATGTTTAATTGGACTGGATATGAAAATAAAAAGCAGAATGATAAAGTTTCTTTCAGAAAAATTCCTGAAAAAAAAGGTGGACAAAATGCTTGACGGAAAAAACAAGTGGAAGTCTAAGACAGTATGGGCAGCTATCATCACTGTTCTTGTCGGGGCCGTCGGTCCTGTTTCAACTGCTTTGGGTCATCCTGTTGATGTCCCAGACTTTGTAATTCAAGTGCTTATAGGACTTGGGTTGTACGGGATCCGCGATGCGGTTGGCAAGAATTCTAAACTAAAATAAGGAAGCTATAAAAATACTATTTACAGTTTTACTATCAACGTTGTTTATCGGTTGTTCTTCGATTAGAACTGTTAGATATCGACGAGGCCAGAATGCTGGACTTTCAGACTACGACAAAGCATTAAAAAGCAAAAAGATAGGTTCTTGGAGAATGGGTTATATCAAAGGACTCGCTCTTGCAAATTCACTAGAAGAATTTAGAAAGTCATCTAAGGATTTAAAAGATGCGTTTGATAAAGCAGATTCTGATATGGAATTAATGATGGAAGAAGCTTTAGAAGAAATTAAACAAGGAGGAGTGAAATGAATAAGTTTTTATTGTCGTTCATTGTTTCATGTGTAACATTTGTGGGATATGCTCAAGCATACAATCTGCAAAATTTCTGGGAAGACATGGCGAAAGATACAAAGAAGTTATACACCGAAGAGAAAATGGAATTGAAAGCAACTTACTTTTACGATGTTATGGACAAGGGCGGAAGACAAAGCAAAGTAGGCGCAAGTATTTCAATAGTTAGATGGAAATTTCTCTCTATAGATCCGGCGATAATCTACGCGCCTCATACGTCTACAGAGAAGGTAGGATTCGGGCTCCTGATGCCAATATCGATTGCCAATATCCCAGTCGGCGACGGCAAGACTATTAAGGACATTGCGACGAACCTAGACCCATCAAAAGAGCATTGGTTATCTCGCATGTATGCTGGGCCCTTCATCGCCAACGATTTTGTGATTGGTCATTTTATGGTAGGTATTGCCACAGGGATAAAGTTTTAATAAAAAAGGAGCGATTATATGAGTGCCGTTGACGAGACGTTAGCTTTAGTTTCACTTGCAGGCGCGAAAGAACATCTTAAGGAATCGTCTACAGATAGCGATTCTATTTTAGGTGAATTGATAAATGA